ATGATGGAGTTCTGACGGAGTACCTTCAAACCCAAGGATGGTGGAACAGAGAATACATCCGAGTTCGGCAATCTTGTTAAGAGCGTTCTTTTCATCTTTGGTCATTAAAAGGGTTGGGTTAAATCCACAAAATCAAATAAATTCTTAGGTACATCGTAGTATGCCTCATGCTTAGTATTATCTTTCATTTCCCATAAAGGATGCCCAAATACTTTTTCTCCTTTAATCCAATAAGCATGGGTCATATCTTGGGTAAGAGCAAAAAACAATGTATTAGGCACTTCTAACATATGTTTTTTTCTATATGGCACATGGATGGTGTCAAATGGGCATTGTGGATTCCATTGTCGAACTTCTACTTCTGCATAGCCTATGCGTTTGTTATCACGCCCAAGTATTAAGTCTGTACCGTATATATCAGGGTTATCTTTGACTTGAAACCCCCATTTCATTTTTATCCATTCGGATACAGCTTTTCTAGCTGGAGGGTCATACATATCATGCAAGACTTGGTCAAACTTTTTAATTTGCATTATGCCAACCATTGCTTTCTGACTTGGTCATAGGTAGAAAACTCTAACTTAATGGTTTCTTCTGCTAGGTCATTGGCTATCAATGTAGCTTTTTCGTATTGTTTTTTAAGCGTAGCTTTGTGATAACACTTTAATAACTGTTGTATCCGCAAATAGTTTTCAGAGTAGTCAGTCATCTAGTCAGTCTTTCTATATTTCTATTGGTTGCTTGCTCTGTGCGCCATGCCTCAAACTCCATCTGGGCCTGCGCTACTTCTAATTTTAATAAAGTTTTATTAGCGGTTGCTATGTCAATTTGTGCGCAATACTCTGCATATTCGTTAGAGGCGTAGGCTTCACGCTCCTGTGCTCCCAATGCGTTTTCATTGGACTTTTTCATCATAATTGCAACAATGGCTTTTTTCTTTGCATCTAAGCCAGCAACTAAACCTTCTGCTTTGGCATATTTTTCTTTTATGCGTTCAAGCGTGTCATAAGCGTTATGTGGGCTAAATTCTTTCATTTAAGATTCATCCATAGACCAATTTGTGCGGCAGCATAACCCAACCAAATAAAAGCATTGCTTGGTGAGCCTTTAAAGTATTGCGCTAGGCCTACTACTAGATACCCTAACCCTGTTGCTGCTACGATGTATTTTTCAATATCCATTTTCCCCATTCCCCTTTATTGCCAAGTTGGTACTGATTAAAAAAATCAGTTAATAATTTTTCGCTAAAGTCTTTGTCGCTAATGTATTTACGAAACCAAGCTAAACCTTTTTTATGTCGTAATGCACATAAATACCTTACAGCGCACTGATGCCTAGCTGTTTCATACATTTGGCTTTGAGGCTTGCATAAGTGTCGTAACCGTTACCAATAATTCCCAACTCTTTAGCCTTAGCTTCAATGCCTTCATTGCTAAACATCCATTCTTTAGATTCTTTTACTTTTTTCGGCTCAATTACCAATTCATCTTCCCATCGCTCTTGGTTTAACCAGGTAGCAGGATGGGGAATAAAATCTAACTCGGTTTCTTTTGCGCTCCAGTATTGGCAATGTTCGTCAATAGCTTTTGCAGCCATAAGTTGTTGTTCTTCGCTAAGTCGTTGCCAGGCTTTTCTAGCAACTGCTTTAGCAATTTTTCGTGGATATAAAGACCAGAATTCATCAAACATTCCTTTCTCCTACTGCATTACCCTAGGGGACATAGGTGTTGGTGGGCTAGATGGAACTGTATAGCCTGTGTTACCAACAACGCTTTGTGTATAACCATTTGGTGTCGTGATTACGACTTGGTTAGGATATATTGTAGCAGTCTGAGTGGTGTAACCTTGTGGGTTTACAAACTGTGCGGTGTTGCCGTTTATTTGTACTGTACCCATGTTATAGCCTTGAGCGTTAGTCATTGGATAAGTTTGCGCTTTAGCAGGTATGCCGTAAACAAACATAGCTGCAAATACAACGCCTAATAAACAAGCACCTAAAATATCTTTCATTTAATTCCCCTTAAATGTTTACTCGTTATTGAGTCTTTTTAGTTTCTTCTTAATTTATAGTTATGGCTATTAGTATTTATCCCTAGTTGTTTAAATACCACTTCCAAGAGGTTTGAGCGAACCTAGCCTACCTAGGTTGCCTTCAAAGTTCTTCCATTGAGGAATCGCTTACCCACCAGTCGTTCATGGAATCGGCACTAGCTTCGCCACCGATATTGCGCTGTTTCATCCATTACCCCCAGTAGCGCTTTTAATCCTATCCCCTGGTATGTCGTTAGAGCCTCAAGATAGGAAGGTGATTCTACTACAAGTATTTACTCATGTGAAAATCTCCATGAAAACCAAAGGTTTGCAAATTTGTAAGTTCCCTTTCATAACTAAAATACCTTGCTAATTCTTCTGGGGCAAACTTTATTCCATTGCTAACCAAGTAATCACGGTTTATATGACAGATTAAATCATCTTCATTTTTATCGCTGTAAACAAACTTAGGAGTGTTGGTTAATTCCAACAACTTTTTACTTCTAAGGGAAAACCCTCCATTACCTACACGCAGTCCTTCAGGATGCCAAGGCCACACAGCACCTATGTAATCGTAGTCTAAAAATTGGGGTTGCCACGCTGCTCCATCAATTACCCACCCATCCCATTGCACAATTAAAACAAAGTCTGTATGGATGTATTTATGCAGTTCTTGTAGGATAAATTTGCTATACGCTTGGCGACTATTAATGCTCATGTGGTCAATCATTAATTCACCACCAAATTGTATGTTTCTTTTACTTCTTTCTATTGCTGCTTTGGCTTTGTCAGGTTGTACTGAGTCTATAGCGCAAATAGTTACATTACTCAACTTCATCTTGCTTACCAAAAGCGTTGTTTTTTAACAACTCAGGCCAAATAAGCCAAAAGTTAGTAGGAAACAAGTCTTGCCTGGTAACTAAACCATGACTTTCTTTTTCTATTCTTGCGCCCAAAAACATATATTTGTCGGCTGGAATACCACGCACACGCCAATTAGATACTGCTGCGTTGTCTATTTTGCACATCCTTGCCACTTTTGCTGTACCGCCTAGTAGGTCAATAATGGCGCTGTCGGTTAGTTTTAGTTTGTCCATTCACGCAGTTTAACTTAAATGTTGTTTATTTGCAAAGGCTTTGCTTTTTTTACTTTCCCATGTTAATATGCGTGTATAGCAATTTTGCTATGCCATTCAAGGGGATTTAAATGGGTGAATTAAACCAACTTATGCTGGAAATGGAAGAGCGCTTAGAAATAGCGCTTAACAACATGGAATTTGGCACAGAACTAGACCAAGACGATGTAGATGTCATTCGTGCCGCCTGTGGCAAACCAACACGCAATACATTGTTACAAGATGTATTTGACGACTTTGGAAACATCTTTGGAGGCAATCATGCTTAATGCTTTTAATGTTCGCTGGCTTGTGTCTGACGAAACAAAAATTACATATACAAATGAATTTGAATCTGAAAATTATGTTTTAAAAATAGACATTCTTGAAGATGCTATTGCTATGCTTCAACAAAAACACGATGAATTAATGTCGCAAGAAGAAGTTTTATGGGAAGTTCGCAAAAAGGAGAGAGCAAATGCAACAATCTGAAAACATTGCTAACTTAGCCAAAGCCTTATCCATAGTACAAGGGAAACTAACCCATGCTAAAAAAGATTCTGCAAACCCTTTTTTCAAAAGTAAGTATGCAGACCTTGAGTCTGTTTGGGATGCTTGCCGTGATTTGTTGGCTGGTAATGGTTTGGCTGTGGCTCAGTTCCCTGGGACTTATTCCGATTTAGACAAGTCTATGTCTTTGACTACCATTCTGACCCACGCCTCTGGAGAATGGATTAGTCAAGAAATGTCTGTGCCTGTTAGCAAAACAGACCCACAAGGCGCTGGCTCGGCTTTAACTTATATGCGTAGATACGCAGTAGCAGCAGTTGTAGGTGTAGTACAAGCAGACGATGACGGTAATGCCGCTTCGTCACCTAAACCAGTAGTAAAAGCAAAGGAAATCTAATGGCTTATATACCAAAAGAAGGTAGTGGTTCACTATTTAAAAATGACCGCAAAAGTACCGAGAATCACCCAGACTATACAGGCTCTATCATGGTCAATAACCGTGAACATTACCTATCTGCGTGGGTTAAGGAAGGCACTAAAGGGAAATTCTTTAGCATATCTATTGGCAAAGAAAAAGAGGCCAAAGGATTTACACCTAAAGGGTCTGATGAAATTGTAGATTCAGACCTACCGTTTTAGGAGATGGATATGCTAAGTCAAATCAAAGATGTTATTGGCGACAAAGCCAGGATTTCTACAGAACCATTTGGAGTGGATGAAGAAAGACAGTTAATAGCGTTTGAGGTCAATGACTTAGCTGCCGTACTTCAAGATGTTATTAGGGTTTGTGCTGATTGTTGTTTAAATACCACAGACAGGGAAGCAATTTTAGAATTACTTAATTAAGCAGTACAAAGGGGAAAATATGTCACAACATTGGTACTGCGCCTTAACTGGCGCACCACGCTACACCATGACTGGTAAAAACGGCAAGGAACGCTCAGTAACCTTGCGTGATGCTAAAGCAGCGCCTGGTACTTTAGTGCCATCTGTGTCCACTATCAATGGGCAGCTATCTAAAGATGGTTTAAATACATGGCTTCAAACAGAGGCTATTAAAGCTGCTGCTGAAAATCCACGCCAAGAAGGTGAAGAGGAAAAAGAATACATTAGCCGAGTTATGGACTTGTCCAAGAGGAAATCCCAAGAAGCAATGACTAGGGGAACTCTTATACATGACTTTATAGAGAGCTTCTACAACCAAGAATACCTACCTGAGATGCCTACCTATGTCCGCAAAGTAGATGACGCTATCACGGCTCATTTTGGGCCACAGTTATGGATTGCAGAACAGAGTCTAGTTAATCAAGAAGGCTATGGCGGTAAGTGCGATTTATATTGCAAAGCAAAAGGCGAGCATGGTGGGGTAGTAATTGACTTTAAGACGACAGAAAAATCCCCTGGTGATTTAACACCCTACCTAGAGCATACCCTACAATTAGCAGCCTACAGAGAGGTTTTAGCCCCTACAGCACGATGCGCCAATGTATACATTAATGGTGAAACTGGTGAGGTTGCTATCTATGAGCATACGGAGCAAGCCATTCGTGATGGTTACGAAATGTTTTTGTCTTTACTGAAAATATACAAACTTAAAACTGGGTTAAACTAATTCAAGAGGCGGTAGGTGTGCTTTCCCCTTTGCACAACCATACATCACGGAGTCCTGCCGCCTCACCTTATTTAAGGGCGTTAAGCCGCCAATGTAGGATGCAGTAAGTTAGGGTTTTTGCGGCTTTCCACCTAACAAGTAGCAACTGCCAAATACAGCCCTATATATTTAATATATATGTTTCTCATAGTTTACAAATAGTTGTTTATTTACAACACTAAGGGTAAACACCTATTAAAAACATTAAAAAACACGAATAAATTACTTATATCAGGTCATCACACTAGTTAGACAAGTACTCTTAGACGAACGCTCATAATAGAATTTGACCTGATTTCTTTTTTTAAGGGGACATGAGGAACGATATTTACAAACGGTTAGAAAATGAACCTAACCCATGCCAATACTGTGAATATAAACAGCGTTGTGCTACAGAAGAGTTAGCTTGTAGACGGTTTCTTTGGTATATCAATGAAGAAAGATGGGTAAACAAACCCCAGACTGAACCAGACAAAAAAATGTACAAAATGGTTTTTAGTCCTGAAAGTGACGCAGCCATGAAAACATACCTTAGAAACTTGCGTAAGCATCTAAGGGATGGAAAAGAGGAAGACCTTTTTGAAAAATGAGTTTCCAGCCTTTAATTTGATGGCAAATCTTAAAAACAGGGAAATGTTTAAGAACCGCAATCACATTACCCATTTACTGCTTGAATGTCCTACGATACAGGCTAAAAGAAAAATTATTGCTAGGGCTAATACCCCATTGTTTTACATATTTGGGTTTACCCTAATATCTAAACCTTGGCTAACTTACGAGGAAATGTATGCAAATCCAGATTGAAATTATTAAAGAGCATAAAGATGGGTCAGCCGATGCTTTAGTTCACTTTGACGCTAAAGGGCTAGGAATACTGGTAGAGGCTGGAATTATCAGTATTTTGCGCCAATATATAGAACAGGAAAAAAATGCTAATAAAGGAAAAAAACGGAAGTCTAACGATTAACTGTAAACAAGGGGAAATAACAATGAGTACACGCAATTTTGGAATGGTAGGTAAAACCTATAAATCGGCTTCAGAGGCGTTTAAAGATGCCACTTGGTCTACAGCTATACAAAGACCTGAGAAAAGCGAATACCACCACATCTGGAGCGTTTTAGGAGTATTGTCAGCAGTAGTTCTTACGCTATATGTGCTTAACCGTTTTTTGCCATATTAATTGCTTCAGACTCTTCCCTGTCTACACGGCTTAACCAACCTTTGCCAAAGATAGGGAAGTTCTTTAATGAACGGTAGTATTCCCTGCGAGATTCTGAGAATTTTGCGATAAGAGTTGCACTATTACTATCGGAAATAAGTCCTCTTGTTGTAGGGCCAATAACTCCGTCAGGTACGCATCCAATAGATAGCTGAAGCAATTTAATGCTCCTACCTGTCCCTGCGTTAATTCCCATTGAAAAGACAACAAAGTCGAGTCCCCTAGGTAATACTTCTCCATAGCAAGGCCTCCAGTATTTCTGTTCGTATAAAGGTGCTACATCTTCTTTGGTTAGCTTTTTAAGGTTTTCTACAGGATGTCCTACATATTCTTCCCAGACACGCTTAGTAACGCCTAAATTGGTTTCACCTCCTGGGTCACTAGGATGATTGACCCAACCACCTTCAGACTTTAATACTAAATCTAAACACTCTTTAAAATTACCTGTCATTTAATGCCTATTTGCTCTTTAGTCCATTCTTGCAAACTGACTAATTGCTGGGTTGCTTCTGCGCATTGTCCAACAAGAATATTGTAGGCGGTGACTGCATCAAGACCTGTGGTGGCGTTGGAAATGGTGGGCAACTTGCTGGTATTGGGCTGGCGCACCCCATTAGCATAATACTGGCGCAAAAGATTAAGTTTAGCTTCATATTCTTTTTCAACTCCCTTAGTTACGAGTTCCTGTTGTGACCGAATGGATTTAACTTTTTCTTCTTGTGCTTGGGCGGCAATTTCAACTGACTTCTTATATTCAATATATCGTGAATAGCCCATCCACCACCCACTGCCGAAAGCAAGAGATAACACAGCGCCAATAATTGCCAATTTTGCATAATCAATCATTTATCTTCCAAAGGCTGCGTAGTTAAAAAGCGCAGTACAGCCACAATAATGCCAATAACAACAAGGCTAACACCATAGAATCGAG